TCAACAATCATTAATTGAAATTCTTAATTCTATCATAGCTGTGCCAAATAATCCGGCATAACCATCTTGTCCGCTATCTTTGTCGGTATCGTGTTGCCAATCATAATTATTAACTTTATATACTGCTTCTTTTAGTTTCATGCCTTTAGGCGTATAGTAGTAAATTTGAATGGCGTCAATAACCTGCCCGTTGCCTGCGTATCCATTGACAAAATCTTTGATATTGTATCCCGTAACCCAAGATAGCCATTTACCGCCTTTGATATGGACACGGTATTTAATATATCCTTTGCTTACCTTCATTGCTACGCCAACAATTGGTGAATTTTGCCAACCAGCAAAATCTGATAAATTCTTCACTTCCTGAAGCCATTTATGTTTCTGTGTGCAAACACGATAATATACATCTACCTCATTTGTTGTTTTTTTATCATCTTTTGATGTTTCGTCATCTTTCTCGCTAGTTTCATATTCAGGTCTTGCATATCCAAGAATTACTGGATGATTATATGTGATTGTACGTTTTGCAACCTCCTCGTTGTAGTTTCCTTCAATAGTGATAATGTAATTACCATCAACTGAATATACATATCCAATATGATCACCACTTCCGTTACCGTCCCAATCAAAAACGATAACATCCCCCGGTTGTGGTTTCGCCCTCCCCAGCCAAATACCATTCTTTTTGAAGATATCAACGTGTCTAGGAACTCCGACCTCTGTTCCGATAATGTCAACCGCCCCACATGCAATAGCACAAGCAGATACAAAAGCATCACACCATTCATCAGACAGCTTAATCGCATAACCTCTCGCTAAAGGTTTATGCGAATTATATACATCTAAAATGATTTTAAATTTACCATTAGCTTCGCTGTACCCCAACCACTTTTTCGCTTGATTTAAAATTTGTGTTACTGTTGTCATCTAGTTTTCCTCTCTTTCTGAATTGATTATCTTGTCTGCTACTTCTAACCCCTTTGTAAGTACAGTGGGAACGTTATAACCGGATTCTACTAAATTCTCAACAATGCTTCTAATCTCATTCACTGATAACGAAGCTAGGACAAACCAGCCCAATAGTTTAGTAATACCTAAATCAATGTTGATTGTTGATCCAATTTCAATAAAGACAGCTGATGCAGAGAAAGCTACTAAAATCATTAACCAATAGCCTAATTTCTTCAGAACACCTGTCCACCCTTTCATAGAATTTTCTCTTTTATTGATATATGACTTCATCCATCCTGTAAACCAATCTATCACATTAAACAATAAGAACATCGCAAACAATAACCAATGTTCTCCAAATAAAAAGGTTAGCAATGCAATGACACTACCAACCGCAGCATTATAGCTATCAACTACTTTTTCCATTTTCCTCTTCCCTTTCTCTTTTGTATTTAAAAAGACACCCATAAATAAGTGTCTACTCGACAAGCCTCCAAAACCTAAAGTCAGTAAGACTTGGTTCTGTTGTGTTACCATCAATTTCTGATATAAATTTGTGTCCTATGTGCGTTACTTTGTCGCCCATACAATATGAATTTTCCGCATGTGTTGGCATAACCCATTCCGGATATTCAATACTAGGGTCTGGAATTTCTGTATAAAGGCTTGGGGACATATCCGGTTTCCATTCAGCGCTTGAAACGTGGTCTTGGCCAATATTGACCTTATAAAATTTTCCTTCATACATAAATCTACCCCCGCCTCTAAACCTAACACTAACATCATATACCGGATACAGATAACGCATCGTATATGCTTCTACATCACTAGCAGAAGTTAAAATATAACGTTGAGTAAGAGTGTTCATCAGTTCTGCACCAGCTTGAATATCTTTCACTTTCTTTTCCTCAACAATGCGTTTATTAATCAAGTCCTGTGAATAAACTATTTCACCATTCAAATAGTACGAATCGTGAATAATACTTTCATCAATTTCATCTACCTCATAGACCTCTGCATTCTCACTTGCCTCAAATCCACCAATAGAACACCAACCGAGTACCTGATTGGTGCTTTTATCAACTAAAATACTAAACTTAGAGTTTCTCTCATCTAGTTCTTCATTCATTACATCTTGTAATAATTCATCCATTTTATCTCACCCCATAAATCCTTTTTACATATAAATACTGGTATGCCTGAATGCCTGAAGAAGTGTATGTTCTAGAACCAATCTGGTCAATTGTAACAGAGGTTCCGTTGACAGAGCCCGCAATATTGTGTTCCTCAATTCCGGAAGACTTCTCGTACCCACCCATTCCTCTTAGTGTTGTTGAACCATGTCCTAATGGGCATATAATAGGTGTTGCATAAGCCCCACTAGAAGTACCATCAATTATAATTAAAAAGTTAAAATTACTTGATGTTTCACTTAGTGTTAATGTGCCACCCTTAGCCACACTGCCGCTCCATAAAGAAACCACTCTTCGACCATTGGCAGCATAATTATGAGTGTGGCTTGAAGCTGCAGCACCAATAACAGTACGAACCGTTGTAGGTGTTATGGCTCTTAGCTCATATCCATTCCATGCAGCTAAATATGAACACGTTGTAATAGCTGACGCTCCATAATTGAGATATGAAGCAGTACCGTTAGTTCTATCAATTAAATAATTAGCTTTATCAATTTTCCCACTAAATGAACCATCCGGTTTAATTGAAACTATTTTTGCTACATTACTACCGGCATTAAAATCACTGTCCTTGACATATGAAAATATTAAATGATCTAAAAATGAATCACTGTCATACGCCCCTATTTCCCATGAGCCATTTGTCGTTTTGATACTTGCAAAGGGTGAATAGCCATTAACGGTATTCTGTCTAAAAATAACAGAATTTCTGCCATTACCCCAAGAGGAAGAATTTCCCCCTCGCTTTAACTGTCCGATAATATTTCCTTTGACTTCAACATCACTATAAAAAATAGACTTCCAACCTACCTCAAAAGTGTTTGCTAACTCTGCTATCTTTCCAATCGCAAAACCTAGACCCTTCTTGAAAATAGACCAAATTTTAGATATTGCCGGACCTACCACTAATAAGGAAGCTGAAGTAAAATAATCACTTGCCTTTAAGATAACATCATAAGATGAATTGGTTTCTGCTGCAAAAATATGTGTACCATTCGTTACACTGTAAGCATCAGTATAGCTAGACAATGTAACCGTTGTATAACTGCTTTCCGATTTTTTCTTATACTGCAGTTGATAAGTTTTGGTATTCTTGCTGTTTAAAGGAGTTATCTTGGCAGAGAATGTTGCTTTCAGATACACACCATTTGAATCAGCCATACCTGACTGATTGCATCGGATAACTGATAAAGCACTTACCTTAGGTCTTTCATAGGCCAATACTGTAATCTCCTTAGAAGTACTAGCCTTCCTACCTCGTGAGTCGGTAACGGTAACACTTATCGTTAAAGTACCTGAGCCGGTAATCACATCTGTCGTAAAATCAGCACTTGTATATGTCCCACCATTCGCACTTGTTGAATATTTACTAATAGATGAACCCTCGGCGCCACTTGCTAAAATAGACACTTTTATGGTGGATTTCCCTTGTACATAAGCCCCAAACTGTGTCAGATTGTTTGTACCATCAGTTACACTTAATGAAACAGTTGGTACAATACTAGATGGAATAGCTAGTATAATTGTCTTGCTGGATGTTCCGACAACACTACTGCCTGAATAAGTAGTAAACGTTAAGACGCACGATAAACTTATACCTGTCGTATTCTGATTAGCAAGATTTATTGGCGGTGTCCAAGGAATTATTGTGTCTGTTGATTTATCCGCAATTGTTCCTGAAGCACTGCCACATTTGTATGTAATCGTACTTGTAAAGGCTGAGTTATTCTTTGTAACCGTAATGTTTTGAGCAGACCCAAGTGTACCATTATCCACGCTGAAACTAGAAGCTGCAAGATCAATAGCCATATTGTAGCTGAATGTTTGACTACGTCCACTGGCATTAGATGACATCGCAAATGAAATGGCAGTTGTTCCTGTGGTTTTATTTTTTACAGTGTACCAACTAGATGTATATACAATATTGCTTGTCCATTGACTAGGCGAATTTGCTTTTAATGTGATTGCCGTCTTTTTTGAACCGGCGATGGTAGGTGTACAAACAATGTTATACCCAAAATAGCTGCTGCCTGAAACTGCCTTAACTGTAATTCGGAATCTGTACTGCATATCGGCTCCTGAACGTTTCTTCTCATATGCAAATATCAGTCCAATCATTGGCGATGTTTCACTTCCGAAGTTTGATGGTGCCCCTAATTGTATAAAAGCCATTGGTTAATCCCCCTTTCTCTACCCCGTATAATCAAGGTTCACATTTCCCGAACCATCTTGTGTAATTGTATATCCAAAGAAATTGAATTCTTGGGTTACCTCCAACTGTGGAATGACACCTTTACCGGCGGAGTTAAAAGTCTGGACCTTGTTGCCATTAACGACGATTGAAATCTCATCATTATCAACAACAACCTTGTTAGGTGAGTCTGGCTGTCCGATAGTCAGCCCATCGATATCAAATGTGAAATACTTAGTGATATTAGTAATCTGTTCTTGCAGTCCGCCATTGACCGCTTCTAAAATGCTTTGTTGTTGTGTAAACTGTAAGGTCATTTGTTCAGCCATCAATTTTAACTGTGATTCTACTGTTTCCTTGAATGTATTATAATCACTAGATTCAGTATAGGACTGTAATGCCTCAAGAACGATTTCTTCGGCTGTTGAAGTTATCAAAGTATTTATTTCTAATAGGTTTTGTTGAACATCTGCAACTTCGTCTTTGATATTATCGAAAACTTCTTGATCAGGTGTCCAAACCTTAATAATCGTAAATGTAGAAGCTATGCCTGCAACATCGGATTGCAATTTGATATTCAAAGCCTTCTGACTATCAGTTAATAGTGGGGTCTGATTAGATATGACTAATTCCTTAGTAGCAGTATTAACTGTTAACCCATCTTGTCCACTGGTTACATCAGTCCAGGTTAATCCATCATTTGAATATTGCCATTTCGCATATAAGCATTCCTGAAATTGCGGTGTAAGTGCGATTTGTTCAGGTTCGTACATTGTTCCATCTACACTTGCAAACGTTGAGCCGGAAGCAAGAATAGAACACGTTGCGGCATCTTTCCCTTCTGTCCCCTTTGTACCATCGGAAACTAAAGAAAAAGACAATTCAGCTGAAACTGATTTGTCTGTATCATAGCTATATGTACAAATATAGGTCGTTGCCTTTTGAGAGAAATTATCAGTTAGCACTAAAGTCCCGTCTATAACTTGCTCATGATTTTCAAATTCACCATCAACCTTTTCCCATTGAATTTTTGATGGATCTATAGCTTCCTCTTTACCTTTAATTTTAATTACAGGTTTAATTATTTGATTTTGGACCCTATAATCAGGTGTGTAGATGTCAGATGATGGGGAATACACTTGTTGCGTACCATATTTAGCTGATAGTGTAATTGTTGGCCTAAATTCTAACTGTTTTACTGTTGATTCAAGCTCCGACACAGACTTTAATACTAGTTCGCCATTTTCATTCAGCAACAACGAAGGATTATCAATGATACCATTCTCATTCCTTTTACCCATGCGTATAATACCATTATCCAAATCAAAATCAAAGAAATTCCCTTTCAATATTCCCGCATAAATATTGTCTGCAATCATACCGTCGCCGGTAATTAGGGTTGTCCATACAAACTCACCATTTTCTTTATGATTAGCAATTTGCAAAGAGCCACCTTTCATCCTTGTTGCCTTCGTTGCCTCTTCAATTGTTGAAGCATTATATACAGTTAATCCATTTATAGGATCACCATACATAAAATAAGCACTACCGGCATTGATTTCCTGGTTCCATTTATCTAAAATTGACCCATGAAAATCTTTACTTACTCCATTTACCTTATTCTCTAAATCAGTAACACTGTTTTGAATCTCACTTAATTGTGATGTTACTGTGCGTTTATAGTTATTTAATTCAAAATAATTATTTGCCGGATTGAGTAAATCGTCTTTATAACGATAGACTCTAGCTATCAATCGCAAATTATCAAACTTAGATATAACAACTTTAATTGTGTCGCCTAATCGGATTTCCTCTTCTTCATAACCTAGCTTTTTCAAATCTGCCGAAACAATCGCATACTGTGTTTTTGACTGAATATTACTGATAAGAAAATCGTAGGTCCTTTGTAACAAATTACTTGGGTCTGTTACAGCACCTTCATTTACGATGGTTACACGATGATGCCTTTGTCCATCTACAAGCAAACCATACTTATCTTTATACTGTTCATCTAGCTCGATCCACGTCTGTCCTAATGGTTTATCACATGGATTTCCCTTCGCCTTAGACCAAACAACATCTGCAAAGTTAGTTAAAATGGCATTTCCTTCCTCATCAATACCGGTAGAAGCCCCATAACCAAATGCTGATGTATAAGTGTATCCCGATGGTAAAGTTATATTGATACTTTTTATTTCTCTATCATCGTAAATTACTTTTCCTCTATCAGAGCCAACTCTTTTCACAATATCTACATATCTTACAATTCTATGATTGTAAAATTCTATTCTTTCAGACAGCTCCCCGCCTACAGCCTCAGTCCACGCATAAATAACTTCCTTTAATTGCTTTTTGCTCCTTTGCATATAGAAACTACCTGAAATATCACTTCTTCCAACATTCCAATCACTGACGGGCATACAGTTATCAAATATTTTAGTTAATCCATTGATAACTGTGTTACCTGTTATATTAACAAAATCAACATAATTAGAAAGTGTTGAATAAAAAGAACTTTCACACGTTACTTCTAATCTATCATCACTTTGACTGATGCTGTCAACAATATACTCGTACCATTTGTTTTCTTCGTGGTCTTTAAAAAGAATATGGTAGCCTTTATGCAAATCCTCATCCTCTACTAAAGAAAACGCTAATGTGTGATAATTATTGATCATTCTATCTCGTGATGCACTGATACAGTCCTGCAAAAGGATAGTATGGCTGTACTTTTCAAATTCATTTAAAACAATAAATTCATATATCATCACAACCACACCTGCCTATAATTCGTATTTAAAGAAATATCAGAAGGGTTTGTAATAAGTTTAGTGGTTGACTTTGGGCTTAAAACAAAACTCGACCATATCGAATTTTCAAAATCAAAGCAACCATTAGCAAGAACCCCATCACGATATATCTTTCTTTTCTCAGTATCAATCTTCCATTGCCCACTTAATCCATTTTCATCAAAAATAGATACTTTAGATATACCGCCATCAATGCCACATACAAATTGTTGAATATCGTTTGTTAAAGAGAATTCAATAATCGGAAAAGCCTCATGTGAACCATTATTAAATAATTCATTATTACCAGATGTCATTTCTACATCATAACTTAATGGAAAACAATCAAATGATAAACTAAGTTCTGCAAACACTTCATGTTCTTTGATAGTTGTAATCTTTTGACAAGTTGCCATCCAATATCGCTCGATGTCATCAAAAATAAGTTGCTTTCTTTGTATAGAAGTAAACATATCGGCATTTAATATATCAAGCTTACCATTTACCTCATTCCTGTTATTCCCCTCAATCAACATTCTGACCGTAATTGTTCTATTGGTAAACTTACCGCTACTTGTTACTTCATTTTTCTGAAGTGCAACCTTATTTAAAGAAAAAGAAGGGAGGGGATCCCTTCCTGATACATCTATCACTTCATATTTTTTTTGATTGAAAGTCATTATCATACGAATCCTAACCCCCTTTGTTCTTTTAATTGTAACTCATATAGTTTTTGTGCAATTTTTTCAATATCTGAATCATCACGCACATTAAATGTATTTCCTGAAATTGTAATATCTGGAGTTCCATTTTTAGCACCTAAACCTGCCGTATAGGCTTTGTTTTCCTTTTCAGTCAAGATACGTTCACCTTTATGTAAAAGTGCATTGTACCCGTCAAATGGAACATAAGATAGCCCATTATAGTGTGAACCATTGTATCCACCCCAGCCATCAGCAAGACCTTTAATGCTATTCGCCTTTGTAGATGATGAATTAAAAAGACCACTGATATAGTTCCAACCATCATTTGCATAATCGCACATTCTATCCCAAGTATCTTTGATTTTACCAGATTGGATATCTACTTCATCTTCAATACCGGGAGTAGCTCTTTTGATTTCAACCTTTATACCTTGACATGCTTGTTTTGCACTCTTAATCTGTTCTTTTTTGTTATCTTCCGCTTCTTTTTTCATCAATTCATACTCTTCTTCAGTAATATCCCCAGCCTCTTTCATTCTAATGGCTTGTCTAAGGAGTTCATCATATTTGCTTTCAGCTGCTTCAATCTCTCCATCACGTGCCTCATTTGCCTTTGTAATCATTTCACTTGCCATCTCGGCACTTAATCTTCCTTGATAATCTTTCATACGTTCTCGGATAACTGCAGCTTCTTCCTCAGTAGCACTAAGCGTGGTGATTGCATTATCTCTCATTTCATCTTGTAGTTGCTTGAGGTCTTGCTGTTCTTGCTTAGTTAATTCACGGTTTTCGTCTGCGGCCTTTTGATATATGGCCGAAATTTCTTCCATACACAACTCAATTGTTTCCTGTTTTTCGTTATGCTTAGAAGTAATATTAGCTAATATTTCCGCTTCTCTTTCTTCAGTTAATGCACTTGAAGCATCAAAGAAATTCCGATAATCGGAAAGTTGCTGATTATATGATTCATTTTGCGATGTAATAATCGTATTAGCCATATTTTGAAAAGAAGCGATTGTAGAGTTAGCAATTTGGTCAGTAATCACCGTATGATTAATCTGCATGTTATACATATCTTGGGTAATTGCATCATCCATATCCATGTAAGCTTCCACCGCTGTTTTCGTAGCCTCAGAAATTTTAACAACATCAGTAGTTACTTGCTGAGTAACCATCTGCCCACCGGCGGAAATAGTTTGGGTTGTTTGGATATAATGATCAGCAAATAAATCTACTTCTGGAACTACATCTGTAGATAAAACATCAGCTACTCCTTTGACTGCTAGTGCCACTCCACCTGCCGCCAAAGCAAATGGGGCTGCTGCGGAAACTACACCACCTAACGAAGCGAGTAATCCGCCACTTGATGTAGCGGCGCCCGCTAATGCAGTACCTAGTTTTCCTAAAAGTCCCGGTCCTTCCATTAACTTTAACCCTAAATTGCCTACAATGGTTGTTAATCCTCCCATATTCTTTGAAGCACCAAGAGCACTTCCTGCAGTTTCTCCTAGGCTCTTGCCAAACTTACCTAACAATGGTGTTCCCTTGCTAAAAAGTGTTGTTACACCTGATAGCAATGGTTTTAATTTTGTGTAACCTGTTATCAGACTACCGGTAACTTTGAGTACGGGACCCGTAGCCGCTACAATCAATCCAAGTTTTAAAATCATTTCCTGTTGCTCAGGGGAAAGATTATTGTAACCTTCAACTAATTTAGATAAGCCTTCAGCAAAATCTGTAATGATTGGTAATAAATTTGTACCAAGTTCAATACCAGCATTCTTCAATTCATTCAAAGCACCTTTTAATTGTTCAGCTTTAGTACTATCCATTTTGTCAAAAGCTTCTTGCGTGGCTCCTGCAGAATCACCCATAGCTTCCAACATTTCATTGTATTCTTGTCCTTCACCTTTAAAAAGAACCATTGCAGCAGTTCCGGCTTCAACAGAACCAAACATATCTTTAAGAGATTTGTCATTTTTTATAGCTTCATCATTCAACATACTAATGATTTCGCTAGTAGCCTTCCCCTCGGCTTTTAAATCAGCAAAGCCTTTCCCTGTCAATTCTCTTAATGTTTTATCTGCAATAGAACCTGATTTACCAAGTTCTGAGAGCATTGATCTTAAATAAGTTCCTGATTCTGCCGTCGCAATACCATTTTTGGTTAACTGAGCATAAGAGGCTGATAATTCTTCAACACTAAAATTAACAGAGCTTGCTACCGGGATAACAGCACCCATTGACGATGCTAATTCATCAACCGTTGTCTTACCTAAATTTTGTGTTGTAATCAATAGATCAGATATTCTAGCCGCATCTTCAGATGACAGACTATAACCATTGATAGCAGTAGTCAAAATATCTACTGCCTTTGCACCATCGGTAAAACCACCTTTAGCTAATTTCATGGCATCAGTTGTAAAGTTGATCGCTTTTGTTTGGTCTACACCCGCAGATATGGATTGATAAACAGCCTCTGAAAAGTCCTCGATAGCTACTTTAGAATCATTTGAAGCATTTAACAACTCCTCTTGATATTTATTGAAGTCTACAATATTTTCATCTAACAAAGTAGACACCTTCGCAAAGCTACTATCAAAATCCATTAACATTTTAGTAATGGCTGTGCCTACACCTACAATTGGTAAAGTAACACCCTTAGTTAAAATTCCACCTATTTTAGACAGATTCTTCCCAACATTTGCAGTCCTTTTAAGCTCTTTGGAAACTTGTTTAGCTTGAGTAACAGCTTCAATCTTGACTTTTTCCATATCGGATTTAAAGCCAGCGATATCCACCTTCATTTTCGTGATAAGAGGTGCTAATTCAATACCACCCGAAAACATTAATTACCACCTCTTTTCTTACTAGTCATTTGATGAATCTTTTCATAATCGGCGTGTGTCTGTTGAAGACGATAGAGTGTTTTAAGCAGTTCCTTACCTTCTTTTGACTGTTTATGATTATGAATCCACGCATCTTTTTTCAAAGCAAGGAAATGACTTAAAGGCAAATCCATAATTTCATTGAAAGATAACGATGTATAATCGGAAATTGCCTTAATTTCCGAACTCTGAAGGATATAATTATTTTCCCACTCTTCCACAGAATAGTACTTTTCAATAATTGCTTCTCGAATAGCGCTATCTGAAGGAAGTGGGATCATTAGTTTGGGTCATTCAAAACTTTCTGTGTCATTAAAATACATGCACGATAAATTAAACTTACTGCCGACATAGGTAATTTACCTAAGTCTTCTTCTGTAAACACTTTGCCTGAAGTATTGCGATTTAATAACCATAACGTCATTTTTGCTTCATCTTTACGCGTTGTTTTTTCGTTATGCTCATAATCATATACTTGGTTATATTCTGCATAGCTTAATTCGGGAATGACAATAACGTCATTGCCAATTTTCATAGTAATTTCCTTTGGTTTTGTTAAATCAATATATTTTGTCATTGCTTACCCCTCCTGTTCATTTAATAAAGCTGAAGCTTCCTCTTCTGTTAGTTCTTCTTCAAACTCAGCCAAAAATCCTTTGATTTTCTCAATTGCCGATAATTCCGCATCAACAGTTAATTCTTTATCTTTATTAAAGTCTAAAGTAAAGCCATTCCCTGCTTGCGCAATCATGGTAAATCTGATTTTCATACCATTATCCTTTACATGAACAAAACGCACTAAACAAGTTTTTAAGGACTTATTACCACCAAATGTTAAGGTTCTTGTTTTCTTCTGCGCATCCTCTTTAAATACAGCTGTTGTTAATAAAGATAGTTTAGATAATGCCCATGAGATAATACCCGTTTTAGCAGTAATAGCTTCACTAGTTGTATAGCGTTTAACAATTTTACCGTACTGATTAATTACATCATAAACTTCGGGCTTGTATTCAACTGAGAAACCACTATTACAATGTCCTACATTGTTCTTATCTGTTTCAATTTCCTCATGTCCGGGGATTTCTGTCCCCGCAAATTCATACATATAAATTTCGCCAGAACCCATTAAAATTTCATCATTATTCATTTTATCATTCTCCATTTCACTATAAAAATTAAAGACAGCTCCCACACTTGGATACTGTCATTGAAAATCTGTCCACCTCCTGATAAGGTGGACGTAAAGTATAAGCTCTTATATCGTACAGCCGAGGCATTTTCCTTAAAAGATAAGAGCTGTATTAACTTATCACGATAAGCAAATGCATTGTCTAAATCCTTATCAATCACTTTAATTTCATACTGTGATTGTTGAATATGTCCCCTACTAATAGGTGTATGAGTATAAGTAAAAATTGGAAACTTGCCAATGCCAAAAGATGGGTACAGAGAAATTTTTAAAGATGATTCAATGTATTCTTTGAATAACACTTCAAACATTTTCCTTACCCCCTAATAATTTGGCAACACGTGATGCAACCTTATTTCTAGCTCTTTCCATGAATGGATTAGGTTTTTGTCCGTGTGTCCAATGGAAACCTTTATATTTACCGGCAATCGCTGTATATCCCCACGGTGTTTTTCTTCCGTTGCCGTCTTTAGCATATAGCCCTGTGCCTTGGTGAACATAGGGTGCATACTCTAAAACGCTTCCGACAGTTCCTACTATTCCTTCAGTTGATACTGATACATCATGTTTAATTGATGCACGAAGGATACCCTGATCTGCAAAAGTATCACATTCTTTTATAGTTTCACTTACAAGTTCTAAGCAAGCTCTCTGCATATTTTTCTCAATTTCATGAATCATTTGCAAAGTAGCATCATCAACACTTTTTTGGAACATTACATTATCATTGTCCATGAATATCCACCTTCTTCAATAAAAGATAGCTTATCATACCCGCTTGATTTACTCTTTCAACACTGTAACTATCTGTCCCAATGATTAATCGATGTACATTTCTTTTCCGGTAGTTAAAGCCAGTATAAAACGAAATAGCAGCATAATCGTATTGATCATAGCGTACATTTTGTGTTGTAGTCATCTGGTTGGTATCGTACAAGGCCACTTCAATCTTTTGTATATCTTTCCAAGCCTCTTTTAAAGCCCCCGAAGGCATGACTTGAGATTCATCTTTTGTCTGAAGCATTACCTCTACAAAATCACTAAGCAGAGCCATAGATAAGCCTGCGCTTTCTTTTCAAGAGCCTGATTTCATCTTTTGACATACCTTCAATAAAGCTATTAGAAATACCACTAAACGAATAATTAGAAATACCTTCATAACCAATGCGATTTAATCTTCTTATTGTTTCGGTCTTGATTATTCCCATCAACTCTTCAGGTAATTTTTCATCAGCATTGTAGTGGATGTAATTTCTAATATCATTGGTTACATCCTCAATAATATCTGTTATTAGCTCATCGGATATATGCTCATACTTCGGTCTTAATTTAATTGATTTAATAATATCTTCGTTAGACACTATAAAACCTCCTATCTATTAAAGAGCGGTTTCCCGCTCTTGTTTAAACACCCGCATCAGTTGTTGCTTCTTTAGTAGGAATTGGATTATCCTCACTGTTTGTTACTTCAACCTTAACAGTCTGTACCATATCTTCAGTAGGCACCACTTCGTAGAATAAAGTTACAATAGCTTCTGTTCTTAATTCTTTAGCACCATACATACATAACCCGCGCACACCATCAGCAAATGCAGATTGTAATCTCATAGCTTCCATTTCGTCTAACTGCTTAGCAGCACCAATGGCACTTCTATGATGGGCGATAATTTGATTAGCAGGCTTACATTCACTACATACAATTTGCATACCTCCGATTGTCTGTCCCTCAACAATCCCATTTTGTAATACTTTTGGATTTGAAGTGAAACGTGGATCTTTAGATAATAATCCTAAGATTTCAGAATCCACAGTGCAGAAACGTTCAGTTTTAGGCACCTTATTCTTGCCCAATTTAGTTCCCATATCCACGATATAATCATAGACATTATATTTATCCAATTTCTTTTTAGATGAAGCAGAACCGATTTTATTGCCTGTTGAAGCACTGGCAGCTAATACTGCAAAGAAGTCAGTATCATAAGTTTCAGCTAATACTGCAGAATGTTCAGCAGTTGTCCCATTCATAACATCATTTCTTAATTGCGCTTTATCCACATCATCCAATGAGAAAGCAAAATATTTTTTCTTAGGGAATGTCATCTCAATAGGTGTTGTATTGATAGCATCCCATTCGACTTTTCCTTCATAGTCTTTGACTGTTCCGCTACCAATTCTATTGAAAATAACTTTATTTCCTTGTACGGATGCAGGTCTAGTACATAGTGCATCCGCAACAGATACTTGATGGAAGTTGTATAATAACGAACCTTCCCATAACGTTGGTTTAAAATTTTCTACTGACATAATTTAATTTCCTCTCTTTTCTTTAATTTTTACTCATTTCAGCAAACTGTGCCGCAACTTCTTCAGCTGTCATATTATCAGCATTCTTTACTAAATCATCAAATGAAGCAGCTTTAAATCCCGACTGTGGAAGTCTTGGCTCATGTCCACTGATTTGCGGTGTAAACAAATCCTTGTATTGTTCCAATAACGCTTTACCTTGTTCTTCGATGCCTGTAACAGTTGTCCCATCATCAGAAACTACAAGTTTTTCCATATCAAACTTGCCTCTAATCAAATCTTCATATTTTGTCTTATGTGTACCAAACCATTGATTCAATGCAGAAGTCTTGGCATGCCCATCTTTTAATGACTTCATGTTTTTGTCATATTCTTTCTGCATATCTTTCATTTTTTGATTAAGTGCCGCATTGTCCCCTTCATGTGTTTTAACAGTTTGATTCAATGTAGCAATTTGTGTATTTGCGGTGTCTAGTTCTTTGACTTTTGCATTATACTTATCCACACTGATATACTTTCCATCAGCTAAATTAACAATGTTGAAAGCTTTATCCTTATTTTCTTGGTTATAAGTATTAACTGCTTGAGCTAATTGCTCAAATGTCAAAGCTTGTCCACCAAATAAGTCCTTTAAAAATTCAATCATAAAATCCTTTCCTTGTTTCATCTACGTTTATTCTTTATATGTCGAGCCTCTCTCGACAGAGAAACACATACATTTATATCTCAGTATGCTAGAGAAAATAGTTGAATAGTTTATATGCCTTGTTCAGGGCAAAATAAAAACAACCTACCTATGGTTGCCGTACTTTCTTTGATTACGCTTTAATGCCTTATTACTTTTATAAGCACGAGGTGGTGCCTTTATTTGCGAATAATAGTATTCCGGTTTTAATTCCATCTTACAAATCGGACAATACATCAAGCATTTTCTAACGTGTACCCCTCTTTCGTAATCATCATACTCAAATTCATCGTAACACACTGCAAAATGATGATGTGGCCGTAGCCCTTGTGCCATAATATGAAACCTCCTTTCTCAGGTACAAAAAAACATGAATACTTATTATTCATGCTCAAATATTTTCTTCCTCAATTCCTCTATCTCTTCGTCAGTAGGCATCGCCATTTTATCTAGCTCATCATCTGTAGGTGTTTCATCATCCAAACTAAATAAATATTTCAGAAGTTCTTTACTAATCTTTATTTTGTTTTGTTTTTCCAAAGTCCCATCCTCTTTCTTTACAAAGTATTTTGAGTGCTAATTCTCTATTACCACCATTTGTTTTTACCAGAGCTTCATAATAAGAAATAAATTCTGATATTTGTTCTTCGTCTTCAAAGATTATTCTATCACCATTACCTACTGAAAACAAATAAATATCTCCTATACTAGTAACTACAATACTTTCTTTAATGCTAGGAACAGCTACAGTAATCGCTATATCTCTTGCTGCAATTGGAGTGCATTGAGGATGATTATGTATCAGAACATATTCTGCTTTATTTGTCGAGTATAATAATTCAATCATTTCCTCGTTTGGATTTACATTTTTTCTTCTTCCATCTGTTGTATATCCTATCACCTTTCCTGTATCAGCATAACATAAAGCCATATGCTCACAACCATCTTGCTTTTCTCTTCTTAAAATCTCAGCATATGTTTTAGAAAGATTTTCTTGTTTCTCTTTACTAAATTTAAAAGACAGAGGCAATTCCAATTCTTTTTGCTTCATCTCTTTAAAACCAGCTAACAGATCTTCACTAAATTGCATCAACTCATCTTCAAACACCGGTAACCACGTGCACCTACATCCAGGATGACATGGTAAATTCGGTGCTTTGTCAATTGGATATACTTTCCCATGATTTTCACCGCACACTTTACAAGTTCGTTCATCTTCGGCCGCCCACCAACGTACAAACTTTACATCAGCTTCTTTATAACTTCTTAATGTTGCGTTGTTTAAAGCGTTAATTGTTTCGGTTCTCACAAGCCGGTGAACACTATTCATTGATTGATGTACTCTATTACTTAGCTCAAAAGCCATTTCAGCAACCGTCTTGCCCTGAGAAATACCAACTGCAAGAATATCATTCAAGTCGATTGCAAGTTTTCCTGTATCTTTCCACAATCTTTTACTGAAATAAGAACCATGCCACGGATTGTTTAAAATCTCTTTACACGTATTCTTAGAAAGCATACTAAATTTACCACCTGAAATATTAGAAAAAATATTCTGACTGTTTGACTGCATTTCTTTAATGATGTTGCTTGTAGCTTTGCTTTCAACTTTCTTGCCAAGTTTTTCACACTCATCTTCAATTTGTTTACGAAGCTCTTCTAAATGATTTTTTAAATATCTTTGAGTTCGTGTTAAATCGCCGCTTTTTTCTCTCTCCGCAAGATTATAAAGCTGTAAACGAATATCATTTAATGTCTTATCATAATACCCAATCAAGGCATAATTTTCTTCTTCTAATGTGTTATAAGAAGACCATACATGATTAGCTACTCTCTTTTCCCAATATTTAGAATGTGCATCATCTTCAGCTGAACTGTTTGCCTTAGAATACCGTATCTTTTTAGTCATCGTCTTCTACCGTTGGAATTTTATCCTTAAATGGATTCATCTCTTCGTTTTGCTTTTTCAATCTATCTAACTCCTCACCAACATTTTTAACCCATGGATGATTAGTTAAGATTGTTTCATCTGATACAACTCCCTTAGAATTAGAGCAATTAGTGATAACTGCTGTTTCATCAATTGTCATATCAGCATTAAATTGAATAGACATTGGTTTATCAGAAATGTGCTTCTTCTTAAGGGTCAAATAACTATCAATAAAATAGCGTAAATCATTAAATCCATTGTTGTATTCGATGGCCATTGCAGAAGTTTTTAATTCTAGGCTTGAATAAAGAAAATGCAGTGAAATACCTGAAGGAGCAGAACCGAATTTATCTAAATCCTTATTAACAGATTGGCCATTCTCAACAATATCCCGCTTCAACTGTTCCCAATGTTCTTTCAGTGAAGCAATATCTGTTGATGGTGTCAAAACATCAGCGCCATCCTCTTCTTTTTCATCAAAGAACATCATATGATCATTCTTAATCGTATACTTAAACTCGTCTTTTTTATCCGGACTATAGCCGTAAATAGCTAAAATCCAATTGGATACGTCCTCTACATAATTGGCCGAATCACTTCTTGATTTATCATAGGCATCTAATAAGCTCTTCACGAACTTAATATCAGGCAACTCATAAAAATTATTTTTGAATGGCACAAAAGGTACTTTTCCCCACGCTGTATCAACACCATCCAACTGATAGTGGTTGGTAATATTAGCATCATTATCTAAATACATTCTAGGGTCCATATAGATAGTGTTCTTATCTCTTAGATAGTACGTTACCTTATCAGCTTCCCAAACTTCAATACTAGTTACTGTTTTGCGTGTATCACCTTGCCATACCTCTTCATTGTAATAACGAATAACTGCATCTAATTCTCGATGATTAAGATCGTGCCAAATAGGAATGACTTGTTCTGCAGGTATCAATGAAAACTTTAACTTTTGGTCTTGGTCAATATATGGGTGTAACCATGAAATTCCTTTATTACTTGATTCAAATCCGGAACGATATAGCGTATATTGAAACTTTTCCCCTAATATTTCAGTCACTGTGTCCAAATAAGCTTTATCTTCACAATTTAGTGAGTAGGGCTTTGATAACAAATATGATACTTTTTCATCAACCATATCTTTATATTTTCCATGTGCTAATTTATTATCGGCTCTATACTTATCATTTCCGACTTTAGATCGACTTGAAAGAATGTCATTGTCGACTTGATAATACTTTACACCAGCTTCCATCAGTGCTACCGCATCACTGCCTTTATGAATATCAATTAATTTTTTTATTCTATTCTCATTCAACTCGTTAGTTACATTTGCCATGCGTGCTGCTTTCACTCCCTTCACAATTTTATTGATAATTCCCATTGGGGATCACCTTCCTTCTAATTTCTTGCCTAAAACCGTATAGACGAAATATCTAACCGCATCCATACAGTGATCATTTTGCTTAATCGGTTTATCCTCGCCTTTTTCAGATGCCTTGTTATCCCACGTATAAGAAGCAAATTCTTTCATCGTATTTTCACAACAGGTATAAAAAAAGATAATACCTAAATTCAAGGCATTACCTACAACACGGATACCATCTTCGACTTCATTTTTGGCTTTCCTGACATGAAAGCCCCTTTTTCTTAACTCGGCAATAAAAGAAGCTGCGGATGGGTCAACAATCACACTGCTTATTTCAATTCCATCTAAAAACTTTTCTAAATCATCAGCATACTCGCTATCTGTTTTTTGCTTTTGTTTCTCTCTACCGGAGTAATAATACTCTTTAGTCGCGTACCATTTACCTTTGACATCCTTTTCCCATAAAATAAAAACCATGGCATTTTGAGTACCATAGTCACAGCTAACATATCTTGTAAATGATTTGCCTATGAATTTGCTTGGAGGTTTCTCTACAACATGTTTTAAGTTATCAAACATATCATAAATCAAACCTTCAGCAACACTCCATAAACCTAAAATATAGCGCTTATAGAACACCCCTGTATATTGCTTGCAATAGCGTTCCTTTACCTTGTCGCTTAAAGATAAATTATCATCCATCGTAAAGTGAAGATAAATAATGTTTTTCTCCAATGTTTTATCAATCCAATTAGTCTTAAACCAATGGAACGGCCCGTCTGGGTTACAGTTAAACCACCATTTAGAACCATCAACAGAACATCTGGCCGTTGCCTGATTAACAAATGATTCGGGCATCAAAGCTACTTCATCAAAGAAACATCCTGCAAGTGTAATTCCCTGAATTAAGTCTTGAGAGCGTTCATCCTTTCCGCCAAAAATGTAAAAATAGTTTTCAACATTATTTCTTCTAACGATGAAAAGATTGTCGGCACGATGATCTTCAACTTTGTATCCTCGACTTTTTAACATCAATTTTAACCAAAATAAAACATTTCGTCTGAATGAACCAATTGTCTTTCCACACATGCCGAAATTTTGACTTTCGAAATCAGTCATAGCCCATAAAACAAATGATAATGACATACAGACCGTCTTGCCGGAACGAATAGCCCCATCAGCGATAATACCATCCTTATCTTTTACTGGGCTATTATCAGTCCACCAATTGAGGACCATGCGCTGTTTTTTGCTGAAAGTCTTAAATCTAAAGTAGTTCTTAGTTTTCTTCATTGCCTAAACCATCCCAATCCGATGCAGCCGAGGAGTTCAAAGCTTCTAAGAAACCATCGTCTGATGCAATCTCTGAATCAGTATCCCCAATCTTTGCCTTTAGATTAGCAATTCGAGCCTTCTGCTCATCAGTAGCTAATTGCCAATCTTTATGCAGCATTTCATCATACTGTTTAATCATGCCCTCTAGTGTTTTCATTGCTCGTGATTGTGCACTCATGAAACTGGCGTGTTTATCCCAAGCTTGCTGAACTTCCCAGCGTTCTCCTGAAACATTACCAAGTTTTTCCTCAATTCTTTCAACGGTTTTATCTTGCTGATCCTTAACATGCATCAGCTTTTGTGCACGAATAATAGCAGCGTACTGAAGCTGGATATTATCCCACAAAATATCTATAGGCTGTTTCTCTTCAAGACTGCTGATAATCTCCATTGTTTCTTCAGGAAGCCATTTTGAGAAGAACCCATGCTTTTCAGCGTTCTTGTTCCTTTTAGGTGCCCCATGACCTTTTGCGTTTTTGTTTTTAAGGGGTGCACCCTTTTTAACTTTAGGGGGTGCGTCCCCTTCTTTGTTCCAATGACGAGTTTT